ATGCTACTTTAGCTCAGTCGGTAGAGCACTTCCTTGGTAAGGAAGAGGTCGGCAGTTCAAGTCTGCTAAGTAGCTCCATCTAAACCTCGCAGATACGTTGTTTGCGAGGTTTTTTTGTTTTGAATTTAACCAATTGTTTAGCAACGATTTAGCAACGTGCAAACATTTTTTTATCATGTCGATTTTTATAGGTCAGATATGAAACAAGAAACGGCTGAACCCTGATTTGGGCCCAGCCGTAATTTTTATTCCAAAAAATCATTATTCTCCACACAATCCTCATACACCTCAGTAATACGCTTGATTGTGGCCACAGCAACGTTATTTTTGAAGTGTGGGTGATTACTACAGTATTGTTCATAATCGGTGATGTCAAGAAGTATCTGGTCGAAATGCTCTTTACTGTGCTTCACGTTATGTAAAATCTCGTCACCGAAGTGAAGAATACGTGTTCGGCAGTTTGTGGCCGCACGTTCCTCACACTCGGCTCTGAGCTTTTCGACGTTCTTTTCAAGGCTGTCAACCTTTTCTACAACCTCACCATTGAGAGCCTTGCCGATATTTTTAGCAAGCCATGACCATGGATTTATTTTTATTGGTGCAATCTGTAAAAGTGTAGCAAGAATAATTACTGCACTTCCACCACCTGTCAGCAATTCCTTTAATGTCATTTTTTCAGTTCCTCATAAAGTCTTTTTTCAAAGTTCTTTCCTGCAATACCGTTCTGCTGATATCCCCACTTATTAAGCAGGTGATTTACAGCTCTCTTTGTGCCGTCACCGAAATAATATGACTTATCGTCCATATTATGTGGCTGTAACCCCTTGTTTTTGGCAAGCAGGAGCAGGAGTTTCAATGCATAAGAACCGATTGTGTTGTCCCCGTACTTGTAACCGCTCTTGTCAAGTGTTGGCAATGTGTTCGGCTTGCTTACTCCCAGAGTTTTTGCAATTCCGTCTGCATACGCTTTTGCAAGCTTTTTGTAGTTTGCTTTTACGAAGTCGGCATCCGATTTAGTGTCAACAAAGCCACCCTCGACTAATACCGCAGGAGCGTCCGTTTCTCTGATGATTGCAAAGTAATCTCTGCCGTTGTCAAGGGTCCTTGTCTTAACTCCACGGCTTGAGAAAATCTTCTTGACCTCAGCGTTGATATTCTCGGCAAGTGTCTTTGAAGTACCGCCAACAACACTTCTGTACACCTCAAAGCCAGTACCGCCCCCTGCGTTGTAGTGAACGTCAATCACAAGGTCAGGGTTATAGTCGTTGCACATTTTAACCTTGCTGTCCATATCGGTATCAATATCGGCAGTTCGGCTCATCTTATACTCAATGCCGTACTCCTCAAGATATTCTGCAACAGCTTTTCCAGTCTTGAGAGTGTACTCTTTTTCTGTGATATACTTTACTGCTCCGCTGTCGGTTCCGCCGTGTCCGATTCCAATAAATACTTTTGCCATATTAAAACCTCACTTTCATTTTATTGGATAAACCCATATCTTTAACCAATAATTAACCAATTCATTTTTCACGCACATTCATTACAGCCGCCAAGCCTGCCGCTGTTGCCGACACGCAAAGACCAATAACAGCCGTCTTTGTAATGCTTGTGTCGGTAAAATCAACTGCCGCAATGTTTACGGCTATGTAACCGACAGCCGTCTGCAAAAATGTTCTCAACGCTCTTTTTACCCATGTTTTCATAAATAATTCCTCCTTTCTTACTTTTTGCCTAAAGGCATTCAATCTTTTACGCTTCGCTATAATTTGCTAAAGCAAATTAAAAAAGATTGATATTCAATAAATAAGACAAAAACTTTTATATCACTTCTGCTTTAACTGAATTTGTTTCTTTAAGCCCGAAATGATAATAAGCTAAAACTTAATACAACCCTATAATCTTAATACTGCTGATTGTCGGATTTGACTGACCCAAACCTGTCCTTACTGTTATGTTGCTGTCGTCCACATAGTAAAACAGCAATCCTTCCGCCTCATAGTAAGCTGATGTACCAAGAGATTTAATGTATTGCAGAGGCAGTGTAAGATTGTATTTTCCATTACTTGTGACAATATTGCAGATAACAGCCGAATACTTCTCAAACAGACCTGATACTGTTAAAGTCAGCGGAGAGCTTCCGCCTGTTGTATTGCTGTAAAGCTGTTTTTGCGATGTAAATTTGTTAAGTCTTGTATCAACATCATCTACATAAGGCTCATAAGTATCGTCTGTGATATCTGCCAAGCGTATCATTGGTTTAAACACAAGATTATTAACTGTAGTTCCACTATATATAGCTATTCTGTATGTATAAGATTTAGATTCTGTTGCCGTAAACTTTTTGCTTTCTCCTTCATCGCTACCGTTATCATACCAGCCATAACCGTTTGATAATCCGTACAGTCTATAGGTAGAAAGTCCCCCACCTTCAGGACAACCGCTTAAAATATATTTTGTTCCTACATTTAATTTTACGCTATCACTCAAGTGTAGTGTCGCATTGTCTGTCGCTGTGCCATTTGCGGTTACGGTTTTATCTTCGTTGATTGTAAAGGTTACGCCATTGATAGTTTGAGTTGTGCCTGTGTTTTTAAGTAGATTTTTCTTCTGATAGCCAAGTGTTGTTTTGTTGATAGCAATATTACTTGTATTTGTTTCGATTTTTCCCGAGTTGTTTGCTATGTTCAGAGCATTTTTGGTTATCTGGTCGGAGTGCTGAGAATCGGTTAACTGCAATGCTGTTATTTTCGATTCGGAAGATGTCAGCCTTGTATCCAGTGCTGAAATAGCGTTGGTATTAGCGGTTACTGTAGTTGTGTTTGCCTTGTGTTCCGACAAGTATTCGACAGATGAATTAAGAACGTCAACCTCACTTTCAACGTCAGCAACTCTCGACACAGTAGCCGATAAACCCGATTGAAGACTTGATACATTGCTGTTCAGAACGCTTATTTCATTTGTATGTTTCCCGATATTTGCAGTATTTTCATTAACCCTTGTATCAAGTGCTGAAATACTGCCCGAATTATTTGCTATCAGCTGAGTGTTCCTGTCGACTTTAGTTTCAACAGGCTTTAATTTAACCCCCTCAAATGCCGACAGCTTTTCAGAAATAACTGAGTCTGTTCCGGATTTGGTGTAATAATCGCTTAAATCAACACCTTCCTGAGATAAACCCACATATTCCCAGCCGTTTTCACTGTAACAGTATTCTTCGTAGTATTCTGCATTTTCTTTTCCGACAAAGTAAAACCATCCTATTTCCGCTGTTGACGGTAAATCATCGGTTGTGTCAACCCTGCCTTTAATCACCATAGGATTTGTGATTCCTGCAAGCTTGGCTTTTTCTTCGTCTGTAAATTCATTTCGTGACAACGCTTCGTTTACCGAAGTTTCATTGTCAGTTAGCCTGTTATCAAGTGCGGAGATATCGCCGGTATTGATTGCAATATACTCATTGAGTTTTGTTATGGTGTTTTTCTGTTCGTTATCACTCAGTACAAGTGTATTTACTCTGACAGTGTTTGTTTCAATCTGAGATTTGAAACTGTCGGTAAAATCATTGGTTGATAACCCTTTGCCGTCTTCCTTGTCGACTTTGTTTCCGACAACAGAATCGGTATATTTTTTTGCCTCATTAAGGGCTGCCTGAGCCGAACCTTCAGTGTCGTATTTTCTGTATCCTCCACCCGAATATCTGCTGCCCGAAGCTGAACTGCCACCATCTGAAATCTGTGACACGATACCCCGATCATCAATACCAACAATAATCTCGCTTTCAGATATATCGGAAAGATTCAGCAAAACAGAATTTATCATCATTTTCCGTTCAACGAGAAAATGAGCAGATGAATTAAACCAAACCAGATCTCCCACCTCAAAATCCTCAATACTGCTGTCGATGCCCGAAAGATCAACTGCTTTTATCGTTATGCAGTTTTTCACTCCCACACTTCGAAGATAGTTTTCAGCCTTTTTCACCAGTGAACTTTTGTTTACAGCACCACTGAAAAATACTTCTTTCTGAATCCAGCCATACTTGTCAACAAGTTTTTTTGAATACATAGTATCAGTGTATTTCAGATCAGACGCTTCTGTAGCCGTACTGTCAATTACCTGATAAATATCCTCATCCGAAATATAAACAGAAGCATCAAAAAGCGTTATATCAAGAGGTACACTAAGACCGTTTTCAAGTGTTACATTTTCACCAACAGGGCGGATTGCCGAAACAATTTCAGCAGTTTCATAATTATTTTCAATATCAAGCAGATTTTTGGCAAGTTCTATTTTTTGTGTACAGATATGCAGATCATCTTCACACAGCCAGTCAATATAATTGATATTGTCCTGATGACGTATTTTCAGCACTCCGCCGCACTTATCAAGCAGCAGCATGCGTATAATATCAAGGGTAGTGTAAGTACCCTTGAATTTTTCGGCAGGAATATCCACGAACTGAGTAAGAATTTCCCGTGACACATTCCCGACTGTAAATTTACGCTGTATATTATCTGTGTAAACCGATCCGAAATTACCTGCATGATTGTTGTGATAGTTCAGAATATTTTCAAACCAGTATTTTGCACTGTGACCTGCCACAGAATTAAAATCAGTCCTGACGCTGTCAAGCAAAAATGCCAGTTCACTTTCAAAAACAAGTTTTTTTTCGTTGTAAAGACCTATACTGCACTCTGAAAGCCGACCGACAAATAACGGCTGTTCCCTGACATGTTTTACAACTTCAATAACACTTTTTGGCTTGTCGACAAACTCATAAAGAGGGTGTGACGGGTAAACGGTAAAGCTGAAATGGCCAACAGAATTTACAGCAGTTTCAATTACAGGTTCAGATATTTCGTATTTGGTTACAAATGCTCCTCCGAATCCCGAAAAGAATTCATTTTTCCGCAGTATATCATTGCTGTCAAAATAGGTAAGTTTAACAATAAACATAATTTCACTCCTTAATATTTATATTTTCATATAATAGTTTATAATCAAAAAGAGTGAAAAAGAGTGCAAAAAAGCAGAATCCAAGGATTCTGCTTAAATTTATTATCTTGCACCTTTACCCATTAAAACAACACCGATTGTTTTAAAAAACAGTGAAATATCGAGCCATAAATTTCTTGTTTCTATGTACTTAATATCAGTTTCAACCCATTTGTCAAACTCCATATCACTTCTGCCTTCAACCTGACAAATACATGACAAACCGCCTTTGACAAGAAGTCTGTCCATATGATTTGGAGTATAAAGAACCACTTCTCTTGGTAGCGGAGGTCTTGGACCGATTATAGACATCTGACCAATAAGCACATTAAACAGCTGTGGCAATTCATCAATGGAAGTTTTTCTTATAAACCTGCCGATTTTTGTAATTCTCGGATCTTCAT